ATGGCAGCACACGCTTTAGATTAGGGTGCATCTCGAAAGGAAAGATTCCGGGGATTGCTATAGCATCACGCTTATCAAACATACGGAAGTCTGTAGGAGCAGCAGGAGTACCATCTCCAGATTTGAAAGCATCAAGCCCTCTCATACTGAAGACACAGAGAACAATGTCTTCTTCCTTTACAGGAATATGCACAACTGAAGCCCCACTAGCTGGAGTTTGAAGAGGGACAGAGAGAATAGTGGGCCTGACATAAGACTGGTCTGTATCATCTGTCAGGTTGATGAGTGGTTGTACGTCTACTATCCCAGCCTTCGCATCAACAACTCTAATAATCCTGCAAGGTATTGCTGTGTAGACTGGGAAGAAAGCCCCATTCACAAAATCTCTCAGAGAGGAAACAAAATCACTCTTCATTGATATGCCCCTATACGATCACACCGCAAATCCATGTCCCATGTGCTTCCAAAGAAAGACCCTTTGTAGGAAGCCTCTCTCACAACGTAAAAGTCATTAGGGACTTCATCAACCTGTGCTTCTGGCCTTCTTAACTCAATAACGCTACCGGGGACAACTGCTGGGTTCAGGAGAGCTTTAATGGAAATACCCTCTACCCTTACTTTCCTCTTTTTCTTCTCTCCTGCAATTTTTCTACTTCCCTCTCCCCACTCCTCTGCTGAAGGAATCTCCCTGAGTCCGGTATCTTCGTTGAAGACAAACGCCTTCGTCTTGTCATAGAAGAGGTGCTGCCCTTTATCTCGAATACTAAGTGTCCCACGCTCTACTGTATAATCTAGGCGGTAGGAGGCTGCAATCTCATCTAGAATCTGCTTTGGGGTTCCCTCAATTGGATAACCGTACAAGACCTTAGTCTTTAATGCTTTACCCTCGAAGACTCCTTTTTTGAGCCCAGACTTTTCCATAAGATGCACGATAACATCTTCTATTGTCTTTCCTGCTGGAATCGTTGACACAATCGAGGCGCTATTCATTATAGCATGGGAGTCACTAAGGGTTAACTCCGTAACCCTGTCAGCCCCTTGCATTACTGTCTTTACAAGTAGTGCGTTTCCAAGGCAAAGTTCAGCCATATTGTTAGCGCCTTTGTAGCCAACAAGAAGCCTAACACTACAATGGAAATCGCTTAAAGCAGAAGTCTGCTCCACAGTGAGATTAAAAATCCTAATCTTACTTACACTAGGGGACTGCTGATTCGACAACACCTTGTTTACATCAAACTCAATCTGCAGGTCTTTAACAAGGATTCCCTTTTGCTGCGGAGGTTTTTCTAGCAACCCCCATGCTTCTGGGGCTGTTGGTGTGTCATACCACCCAAGGTAGAGGGCATAGTCCCTGTCAAACTGCAGAATAGCCACAATGTCTCCTCAAATTACGATATAGAAAAAAGCATATTTCTCAGCAATAGCTGCTGGTGATACTTCCTCAAAGACTGTATTGCTACTAAACGGTGCAAGGTAAAAGTACCCAACAGGCGCATCAGGGTATCCTGCGTTAGCATACGTGTCGGTGTCAGGAAGCAACGGAAGGCCAAGGGCAATGTCTTCACCAAGGGCATTGATTACATCGAAGTGGTATATCTGTGTCCTTGCGTTGACATAGAAACGAAGTGAGTAGCTCTTCTCATCAAGGATTACATCTGTTGTGTAGGCAGCATCGGGGAAAAGCTTAATCACTGTAACAACTGACATAGTTAAGCTCCCGGTGTACCATTCACAATATTAAGTAGATGTGTGTTCTTCTTGGCTGGTGGGCCAAGCAAAGACTCTTCATCCCCTGCTGTACTTGGAGAAGAAGCTGTACCACGAGCTCCTGCTGCAGCGGCCTGCTGCACTACGCGCCAGTCTTTGACGTTAACTAAGGGGGACTGTGTAGTGAGAAGGGTTACACGCCTAATCTCTTCAAACTGGACACTCACTGTTATAGAGTCTCCATCATCAGGGCTTGTATTGTTCTGAATACTTGTAATAACCAAGTTAGGGATTTCAGTAATAAGCCTATACTTGTCGTTTATCTCTACGAGAGTAATGTCTTCTTTACTCTGCCATAGCTGCATTAGTGTTGAAAGCTTTTCTTCTGCTGTTACCTGTGGCTCTACATCAAAAACTGCTTTTGGAGTAGAGAGGGGGATAAAAGACGCAAGACCTTCTGGGATAAGCTTTTGTAGACTAGACTGTGTGTTGTAATCTACCGTGACAGGGGTAACAAGTGTTGGTGTAAAAGATGCGCCATCTTGTGTGGAAACATCCTTTACAAACCCATTGCCAACATACACACCTGTGAGAGAAACTTGCTTATTTTGATTGGCGATATGGTCAGAGATATTACCACCAGACTGAACTGGAAAGGAAGTAGCAGAACGAGAATTGCTCTCGTTCATGCTCACGACAATATCAAACCAAAGAAATTCATCATTCTCGGTTTTTAATGCTATCATCTCTTCCTCCCAGACACATCGGCTACCTCTGAAGCTATTCCGCTTAGGTTATCAGTCATTACATAGTTTCGTTCAATTATGATACTTGGCGCTGCCCCTTTCGCGTAGACTGACGGCATTGCTGCCTGTTGTATAGCAGCTAGGCGGGCTCTCCCCATCTCCTGTTTCATGGCATCGCCGGGAACGTAGTCTGGAAGCCCCTCTCCACCACCATCCCAGACCCAGTGGCCAGTTGCTCTTACAAAGGCTGCTGGGTGTGAGACTAGCGAGGTGAGAATACCTTGGCCTTTATACTTTGAGGTGTGCTCGCCGTATCTATCACCGAATGATTTTTTATTAGGGTTAGGCACCATTCCAGCTGGAGCTTTGTCTGGGTCTGCTCCAATAAGGCCGGTGTCACGCGCAATCTGCCGCACCCACCCTGCCGCCTCCGCAACCCTCGTAACCCACCTGTCAAAAGCCTGAAACATTGGGGTTAAGCTGTCAGAAAAATCCTCCCAAGCCCCAAACATCTGACCAAAGAGGGAATTTTTCCCCTCGCTTCCTTTTGTCCATTCGTTTATGTCATCAAGAACAAGGAGCAAACCGTAGAGAAATAAACCAAGGCCCGTCTTCTTCCACCCAAATTTATTCACTGCGGCATATAAAAGTCCAAGCCCAATAATAGCATTACCAATCGAGTCTGGGAGAATATCAAAGATCATCACCCACCCCTTGACAGCTTTTAACAGTAATTCAAAGGCAGAGACAATATCTAGAACATATGGGCGAAGTTTTGGCAGCAGTTCTGCAAGGAGCTGGAACACTCCTACAAGTACCTTATCCAGCCCACTTGTCATTAGGGCTGTTGAAAAGTCTGTCCAAGCATTTCTTAAATCATTTTGAGCAGCTATAGAGGTTTTCTTAAACCTTTCAAGGGCTCCCCCTTGCTGGGCTTGTGCTTTCAGTATATCTCCAAAATTAGCAAGCTCATCAGAAGTAACCTGACCCAACTCCATCATCTTGTACATCTCTGGAACACTTTTTCCAAGAGATTTAGCAAAGGCTTGTACAGCACCGGGCAAGGCTTCCGCCAACTGCCCCTTCAATTCTTCGGACATGACTTTGCCTTTAGACAACATCTGTGTCAAAGCAGTCATACCACGCTTCATTTTTTCAGAGTCAATCTGAAGAGCAGCCCCGTATAGGGAAGCACCTTCAAAGACCTTCCTACTCCCTGCCCCCTGCATTCCACTACCCTGTGCAGCGGCCAGAATGCCTTTATAGCTCTCTGCTTGAGCCCCATAGTCAAGGCTCCACTCTTTGGAGAACTTCTTGACGTACTCCATCTCAGCACGGCCTTTCGCTTCACTGCCTGTGATAGCAGCCATGGCGTTTTCATTGCCGATAATACCTCTACCAGTATTAACAACATTCATTAGCGTATAGGCACCGCCAATACCGGGCAGCAAGCCTCTTGCAAAACCGCCAATGCCGCCCATGCCTCCGAAAATACCTCCGTTACCACGAGGACTATTAGCGGGGGAACTGCCCCCTCCAGACCTTGGTGGGTTAGGGATAGTTGGAAGCCGCCTTGGAGCAGCACCAGAGACTTCACGAAGAGCTCCTGCGAGAGCTCTCATCTGCTGCGTATACACTGTGATAGCTGGGATACCAGACTTTAGTTTAGCTGTTACTTCGGCAATGCCTGCAGCGGCTTTGCCACTGTCTTTTGCAGTCGTTCTTAATGCTGTTGTGAGGCTTCCTGTTCCTACACTCTTGAAGCCTTTTACAATGTTATTAAGCCGTTTCTCTACCCCAGCAAGGGAAGACTCAAGACGCTTGAGGCTGGCATTGTCTACTTTAAACCCTACAGCAGCGAAAAGGCTGGCAATTTGCTCTGATTTTCTAGCCACTTATTTCACCTTTTTTATTGGGATGCTTTTCTGGCCCTATCTTCTTCTTTATAATGTTCTTCTTTTACAAGCGTGTGCACTTCAATTATTTCAATGAAGTCATCCAAGTCTTCACAAGAATAGATAGTTTGCAATTCTGCAAGGGAGGCTAGTTTTAACTCATGTGTGAGAACCCTGTATACCTCCCACTCCTGCGTAAACTCTTTACCAAGGCGTTGAAACTCTTTGTTGCTAGATATGCGAGAGGAACTTTCATCCCTCTCACCGCCTTTTACTCCCCTTGCATACCTAGCGCGGAGAAAAGGCTACCCCAGTTAAGATTAACCACTTCTTGTGCAAGCTTAATCAGCAGGCCATAGTTTGCCATGAACTCCATTTCAAAGTTCAGTTCTGCCTTGTTCTTTGTCACACCAGCCATAAGTTGCTTCATTAGTTCATCTACAGCAACGTCATCCATACTGTCTAGGAGGGCTGCAATAGCAAGAGAGGCAGCTCCTTCTTCGTCCTTGGCCTCGGAGAGTGCCTTAAAAGATGGGCCAATTAGCTTTGCAAGTGTTTTGAAGATACGGATACCTTTTGTTGCAACAAATGCCTGAATTTCATATTCTGTTCCGTCAAATTCAACGGTCTTACGTGTAATCGCCATTTTATACCTCAGAGTTAAAATAAATCAAAATAAATCAAGTGCGGGTTTATAGTTGCCGCCAACTACTATTTGGTCTGTTGGGATAGAGAGACAATTAAGAGTCCACACTCTAGTCCCCGCGACCATAGAAAAATCAAGAGCTGGAAAACCATCTAGATAGGCGTTATCTGTGAAAAACAAAGAACTCCCACTCTCATCTTTTATAACTGCTGTCAAACGACCAGTGCCCCAAGTAATGTCCTGTTGCACAATATCAGAAAAAAGATCATTGGTTGGACTGGTTTGCAGTAGCGTAATAACTAGCTTACCAGTTGTGTGGGTGTCTCGTACCCTGACAGCCTGCCCCCTGATACCTTTAAGAGTTCTAAAAGAAGGGCTGTCAAGTGACACAGATACGCCAACATGCCCCTGCACTTTGTATCCAGAGATTTCAATGTAGACTTTAGAAGGAATGTATGTAAACAATGCCATCAAATACCTCCTAGAAGGCTGCTAACGCCGGGCAGAAGGCCAAGGGCTGTGTCAAGAAGGCTTGCATCACCAGAGCCACCAACAATCAAAATACCTTCTGTGCAACGTAGGCTCCAGACACGAGTCTCCATGTCTTTTGAGTAGCTAACCGTTGGTTGATTCTCAACCCAAGCGTTAGGAGAGAAGAACGTAGTGCTTCCCTCTTTGTCACGAATAAATAGTGGGACTTTCCCAGCTTGTGTTGCTAAGTCTAGCGCATGAAGACTGTTTAGCAAGTTATTACTCTTGCTTGTCTGTGCGAGTGTAATCTTTACAGTGTAGGTTGCATCGTAAACAAATGTTCGACTGACTTGCCCATCCATGCCAACCTGAGACTGGTACGGGGCAACCTCTTTGTTTATCTCAACAAATGTGCCGTCAGCTAGTCCTTCAATATCAAACAAGCCTGCAATTGAGATGCTTACTTGGGATGGGATGTAAGTTAAAAGAGTCATAAGCAAGAGCCTCCAGTACAAGCCAAAGAAAAAGGGAGAGGAGAGAATCCCCTCACTCCCCCTTCCAGTCCTACAGGGCTTACTGCCAAAGCAATCGCTTTAGTTATTGCCACTGAGGAGCTACAGTAACACCGAGAGCAGCAAGAGCTGCTAAAGTGCCTGCACTAATTTTACTATTACCACCGAGGTTAACATCAGAGGCTGGAGCGTGGATTACCCACTCACGAGTCTGCATACTGTTACCATAGGACGCATTAGGAACAACACCGATATAAGCTTCTTCAGCGAAGTACCGGCTGCGGCCACTGTTGTCTGTCACTAGAACAGTGAAGACACCTTGGCGAGTTGTACGATCTTTCTCATACACGGCAGAGAACAGGTCATTACTCTCACTTGTCTGGGCCAATGCCACAGTCATCATAAGAGCAGTGTTTGCATTGTAAATACGTGTAGGCGTGTTATCAGCCCCCACGTACATAGCAAATGTTTCTGCTTGACGATCAATCGTCACGATACTGTCTTCAGCAAAACCAGAGACAACGTGCGACCAACCATCCCCAATCATAGAGATTGTCACTTCGTTTGGCGCAAACGTACTTAATGCCATTATTTAATCTCCTTATACACTCTCAATCGGAAACAACTGAGATGTGTTCATGTCTTTGTTCATCATAATACTCATATCCGCAGGAGCCTTTATATAATCTTTTCTGTATCATTGAGCGGGTCATTCCTGTCAATCTGACAGCAACCATTGTACCTGCATAAGCAACACCATTAATAACTACTGGTTTTGATCTGGCAGCTTCTTTGCCAGTCTTCCCAAAGCAGTGGTGTTTTTCTTTGCAGTAATTAGTTCTGGCTCTTTTCCTCACCTCTTTCTTAAACCTAATAGCACTCTCTAAAAAGCAAGGGTGCCTTCCTAGAAGTTTAGAAAGTTTATCTTGATTCTTCTCTTTCCTAACTACGTCTGGAGATGAGACTCTCCGCAGGTGAGATCGTGACAGCCCAAGAGCCCTCCGTGCTGTCCTAGAATTAGGGAACCAGAAACCACGAGCGTATAAAGGTTTATCATCCTTGCGAATGGCAACAACAGCGCCTTTATTTTTGGCAGTATTCCTCTCATAGAAAGATCGTAAACTTTGACTTATCTTTTGGCAAGTTTCTGGATTTGATTTGAAACCACCACTCTTCGGATGGCCTTTTATCAAGTTATACCCATTGCTTATAGAATTGTAATAGTCTATGGCTGCAACTTCTAATTTCAAAATAGTCGCTTCATTGCCCTCACAGAGGACAACCATCGAAAATTTCTCTTTTCCATGGCACTGAATCGCATTACGAATCTTTGTACAA